TCGTTCACCTTGTTGAAAGTAGCCATTCTCGGCCCTCCAGAGGTTAAGTTTGCATATGCCCGCGCAGATTATCACATCGTTTTAACTATGTCACGCGGGTGGCGTCGGCCATGCAGGGTTGCGTGGATCGGTCGTGTTGGATGGCAAGTCGCGCAGCGCTTGGCGGTAGGCAGCCCATGCGGCTTGGTCTACGGGTGCGTCTGGCACTTGGGTCCAGTCGCAGGATGCAAGACGACGGTTGCGTTCTGCTCTAAAGTTAGACCACGACACAGTCTCATCCCACACCCAATCCTCAATCGCATAATCAAAGTGGCATGGATAGTCAGGACGATCTGGCTTTAAGCAAGCTGTTTGATCCTTGACGTAGTATTCAGAGGGAAAATAAATACCCTCAATCCACATCTCATCTGAGTTTATATTAAGTTCAAAGTCTTGTAGCCGACCAGCTAAGACTGTGCGTAGTATTTCACCCGTGCTTGGGTTGTAAACTGTAGCTTTCATTTTAGTGCTTCCAGCGTAAATAGTGCAACATCTGAAGCAATGGCTGTGGTCTCGCCAGCGCTTACCCGGCCCTGAAGAGCAACTGTGTTTGTTCCCGATACGGATGTTTTAGACATTACTCTAGTCACAGATGCCTCTTGCCCGCCACTCACTCCCGCTTGAGTTCCCTCAAATACAACTGAACCATTAAACAGAAGGCGATAGAAACCATCTCTTTCGCTCTCTGAGGCGTTGTTAACACTAAAGACAAATGAAGCACCAAGAAGAATTTGCTCGCCAGCAGACGCAGCACTAAAAGAGAGAGACGCCAACGTAACAAAGCTAGTGTTTGTAGTTGACGCAGATGCAACCTCAACCGAAGTTTGGCTAGTAATTGCCCTATTTGCCACTTTAATAGTCGTGACCGCAAGGTTCTCAATCTTGGCACTTGTTATAACCGCATCGTTGATCTGCGCCGAGTTGGTGATGATACCGCTGGTTGCCAGCAAGCCGCCTGTGATTGTGTTGGCGACTATCTTGTCAGATGCAATAAAGCTGTCAGGCTCGGCGATAACAAGCACCCAAGCCGATCCATTCCACTCATACAGCTTGCCGTCGTTGCGGTTGAAAACCTTTTCACCCGTGAAGCTGCCAGAAGGCGGCAGACCATTCACATCCTCAATGGCGTATAGCCCTTGGTCGGTGAACAAGCTGTAGATGCCGTTGGCGAAATCTGCATCATCAATGAAGGTGGTCGTCGCGTTAACACCAGTGGTGAACGCCGAAGTGTTGCCGCTATAGTCAACCGCCTTGAGGAAATACCACTTGGTTACCTCAATGCCGAGGTTGGTGCGCACGAACTCATCGCCGCCGGAGATGCCGATCTTGGTGGCCGAGCCTGAGTTGTTAGTGTCAGCCTCCCAGATCTCTACATAATTCAAATCTGCGTCGGCAGGATTGATCCAACGGATTGTAATGTATTCGAAGCCGCCCGTGGCGGAAATGTTCGTCGGCAGGCCGGGTGCTGTAACATCTCCACCACCAGTGAACTGCACAGTCGCATACGGGCCTTTGACGCCAGCAACTGTAACCGCCCGAACGCGGAAGATGTATTCAACGCCATCAATAAGAGGCGACACCTCAATGCTGCTTTGCTCAGTGCTGGTCGCGTTAAACACGCTGTCAGACAATGGACGCCACTCAACCTCGTAATAATCAAGGAACGCGTTTGTCACGTTGTCCCAGTTAAGAATAGCACTGTTGATAAACGTGCCATCGCCTTGCGTGCGGCCACCACCAGACGCGGTGAGGTTGGTGATGTCCAGAGACGCATTGTGATCCGGCAAGTTTGTATCAGTGCCAATGATGTCGCTTTCCTCGGCGTTCCAATCAAACGCAGCCTCGCTGGTTTCCCGCAGCGTCAGCATCACGCGCAGATCGCCTGCGTCCTCGTTGGCCTTTAGCTGCCAGCCGATCACCTCGAACTCTTTGCCCGTCCAGCCGTAGCGATCCATGTCGAGGTCGATGATCTCGCCAACCTCAATGTCAAAGGCGTTTAGGCCGAACTCAGCCGAGAATGTCATCTGCTCGCGCCCACGGAACAGCGTCAGCTTGGCAAGCCGCTGGGCGGTCGCGCTGCTTGTTGTGAACGGCAACTCCAGATCAAGCGCCTGCTCAACGCCGCCATCTTCAGCAACGAAGCCAGCCCCCACAATCGGCGGATAGTCCTGCGTGATCCAGCGCTCGGCTGCATTGATGAAAGTGCCTTGCACAACGTTGAACTGGTCGCGCAGGTTGTTACGCGTTTGCAAGCTGATCGGGCTGCGCAGATCGTCCAGCGTCAGCGTCTTGGTCGGTGCGACGTAGTCGGCCACCGTCAACTTCCACTTGCCAGTTCCCCAGAACAGCGTGCCAGCGCAGGCCGTGACCATCTGGTTCAGCACATCACCGTGAGATGTGTCGGCGGTGACGATGCCGTTGATGGTGTAGCGCTTGACCGTGCCGAGGCCAGACAGCGTGACCAGTTCGTCTGAGATGTTCGCCGCAGCCGAAAACGCAGTGTCGTCCACGTTGGTGTCGGTTAAGCCGTATGCCGATGTCAGGTAATCACGGATGCAGAGCGCTGCGTTGTCACTCCAAGTGGTCGCGCTGCTGCGCGGGTCAAATACGCGCTTGCCGCGCACGACAGCCGTGAAGAGCGGTATCCCATTGGGGTAGGCGCTCTGGTCGTATTTCATGCGGATGTAGAGATAGGCAATGTTGTTGCCCACAAAATTGCCGTCGAGCGCGTCAGCGCCAGTAAGTTCGCTCTCGTTCAGAAGATCGGCAGGTGCAGCGTTCTGAGTGCCGTCGAACTTCTGGATGCGGATGGTTGGGTTGCTGTCGCCATCCAAGAAGGCGTCAGTAACGTTGCCCGATCCATCAATCGTTACGACCTGATCGTCAATGTAGATGTCGCCGATCTGGTCAACAGGATGACCAGCCAGCGCCGCGATCATGTGCAGGTATTCGTTCGTCTCGCCCGTCGTTTCCAGATAGGTGATCGTGCCGCCCTTGCGCACTTGTCCGTAGACGAACTGATGCGCAGCCGCAGGCTCACGGGTGTTGACAAGGATGCCTTGCGAGCCGAGCGAGCCGAAGCGCGGCTTGGGTGTTAGGGCTGCGATTGCCCAAGATGTGACGGCGCTGATTGCAAAATACGTTGCGGCTGTGACAAGGAAGACGCCAACAGTGCTTGTAACGCCCAAAGCGCCAGCAATAGATGCGCCGATGCTGATCGGATCACGCGGAGCATGATCCCAATCGCGGTGCCGCATTACATTGTATGGCATGTTCTTCATTTGGGCATCCACGCTTTATCAATGTCGTCCAAGGGCGAATATACCACACCAGCGCGCGAAAGAAACGCCGCCTTGGTGCCGACGCATATGCCCAAGGCGTAGCCGATCAGCCAGCGCTCAATGCGCTTCGTCGCAACCAGCGCGCCCCGTGGCGGAATATACCTAATTGGGTATAACCGCTGCTCAATCGCCTCATCGAAGCTGCCTGCGCCAAACTTAGATCGCATCTTGCTTGGAAGCATCGGATCATTGCCGTCCATGTATTCGCCGATCCAATCATCCGCGTAGCCAAAGCCGTGATATAGCTTAAAAGCTGTATTGCTGAAGATCAGGCAGTCGTGGTGTCCCCAGCGGAAAGGCTCACGGCGCACGCTCCTGATGTATTCGTTTATTCGCTGGCTCGGCCCCATACAAGCTGCCTGTCCTGTAGCTTCGCCACATAGTCGAAGAACGTGTCTCCAGCATGGCGTGATTTCTGGCTTTCGCTGGTGTAGCGACGATTGCTTGCGCGCTCTAGTTCGACAAGTTTGCTGTCCACCAAGATCGTGACAGTGCTGGTCTCGCCGCCGTCCTCAATGGTCATCGTGTTCATCTGGCCCGAGAACAACTCAACCGACGCGCTGTTTCCGACCACGCCGAACAGCACGCGCAGCTTGCGCCGCTGATACGGCTCGGCCAGCGCCAGCGACAGAACCGTCTGGTCAATGCCAGACAGCGTGACGGTGATTGACTTGGCCGATAGATCAGCCACCTCATCCAAGCCGCTGATGCTCAACAAGCTGCCAGCGCCCGTGTAGGTGTTGCTTTCAATCGTGCGGTCGCCGTAGCCCGTCCAGAGGCGCACAGTGCCGCCTGTGAACTGCGCCTCAACAGCGTAGAACGGCTCAACGCTTGCGCCTTGTAGCGCGCTCAGAATGGCCGCAGGAACCGTTCTCGACATTAGATGGCCTCCCGTGCGGCGAAGGTGATGCCATACTTCGCTAGTTCATTGGACGACCAGCCTTGCTCGTTGCTGGACAAGCGGAACACGCCCTTGGCGTTTTGCAAAACAGCAGAAGCAGACGATCTATTTGACCTTAAAGCAGGCCATATTTCCAGCGTTCCATTGCCGCTTTGATTTTGCAAAACTTTGTGCAGCCTAGCGTCAGCACCAGTGCCAAGCTGCAAATAATCGCCAGCCAAAAGTGTCCCCATCATAGCGACTGACACGCTGCTGTCTCCGGCTGACCCAGTTATTGTCGCAGATGTTGCCGTGCCTCTAGGCGCACAGGCGCGTGGATCGCCCAGCAAGAATGTTCCGAACTGCCCGCGCAGCGACAAAAGAAAAGCGATCCACTCTTCCGCAGCGCTTCGGTTCATGGCAGGCAATGTAATATCGGCCTGCCACATCTGACCCGGATAGGCATGTGCCTGACCCGCGAAGGTGAATGGAGACGCGCTGTAGGCCACCGCGTTGACCGCGCGGATGTCCACGTTGCGGATGCCCGTCACTGTCGGCAAGGCAAGAGGATACGAGATTGCCATCAGCTAAATGCCCTTCCGTAAGAACCGCCACGCCGCTTGGCGTCAACGACTGCCGACTTCGCGCTCTCGGCGATCTGCGGCATCAGTTGCTTGATCTCAGCGCGCACGGTCTGTTGCACGCCTGTGGAGACGTTGATCGTCTGGTTGACCACAACAGCGCCACCGCCGCCAACAGCGTTCTGCGCCTGCGCCACGCTCAAGACGCGCCCAGCCGTTTGAGGCACGAACAACTCGCGGCCATGCTC